TATCCTAAGAGTGCATCAACAGTAGCAGCAGCAGACTGGTTTAAGAAAAATAATCGTTGGGCAGATGCTCGTAATGATGATCCATCAGCAGGAGATTGGATTTATTTTGATTTTCCAGAAGATGGTGTAAATCGTATTTCACATGTTGGCCTTTGTATTAAAAATAATGGCGATGGGACAATCCAAGTCATTGAAGGAAACACTTCAGGAACTGCAAAGGGAGACCAACGCAATGGCGGAATGTGTGTAGAAAAAACTCGTGGTTATGTAAAGAATAACAAAAAGAAGTTAGTAAACGCTGTAGTTGGTTGGGGTCGTCCAGTTTACACTGGTGAAGAAAATGCTCCACTGCTAAACAAGATTGCCGAATCAACAACTCCTGCATTGCCAGTAGCAAAAAAGGCAGCAGTAAAGAAGCCAGTAGTTAAGAAAACAAAGTAAATGGACTCAACAAAGAGAACACTACTTAAGACAGCAAGTTGGGAAACCTTTCACCTTGTTGGTGTTGCTGGAGTTATCTATATTTTTACTGGTGAATGGGAATACGCAAGTCTTGGAGCCTTGATCTATATTGGTTGGGAAGCTCTAGGATATTTCTTACATGAAAGAGTTTGGGCAAAGTTTGGAAAAAAGATAAAATAATGCCAGCGTACGAATATAGATGCACTGGAGCATGTCCAGAAACTGTTTTAAAAGTTCGTTCAATTAAAGAAGACGATCCAGGGTATGATTGTGAAACTTGCAATCTACCACTGGAACGTGTATACTCTAATGTAGGAGCAGTATTCAACGGTAGTGGGTTTTATTCCACTGACAACAGAAAGTAGCGGTATACTATGAACACAATGATTATAGAAGAAGAAGTTAAGCAAAACTGGTTACTAAGTCCTATTGATCGTTGCGATTCCTGTGCAGCAGAAGCTTTAGTTAGAGTTACTGGATTAAATGGTGAGTTATCTTTTTGCGGTCATCACTATAATAAAATTATAAATAATCCTGAAGGGTACGCAAATATGATGTCATTTATGATTACTATAATTGATGAACGAGATAAACTTATTGAAGATAAAGCGAAAGGTAAAGACTACTAATGTATGAATATTATGTAAGAAAAGTAGAGAATGTAGTAGATGGAGATACCATTGACGTTCTTATTGATTTAGGGTTTGATATCCTATTTGCATCTCGTGTAAGGCTGGCTGGTATTGATACCCCAGAGTCTCGCACAAAGGATCTTGCTGAGAAGGCTCTTGGTCTTGAAGCTAAGGAGTACCTAAAGAAGTCTCTAAAGGATGCTAAGTCTGTTGTGATTAAGACTGAAAAGATGGACTCATCTGAAAAGTATGGTCGCATTTTAGGCTGGGTATATATTAATGGAGATACTGTATCTCTTAATGACATGATGATCAATGATGGATACGCATGGGGATACCTTGGAGATACCAAAGTAAAAGATTTTAATGCCTTAAAGAAGGCACGAGAAAAGTCTGGTAAATGAATACAGTCCTCTATTTTACAGCACATTGGTGTGGTCCTTGTAAAAAAACTAGGCCAATTGTAGAGGATCTTAATCATGATCAAACCGAAACAAGGTTTTACATTATTGATGTAGATATTGAAATGGAAATGGCAAAAGATTTTGGTATTCAATCTGTACCAACTTTTATTGTAATGAAGGATAACACAGAGGTGCACAGAACTACTGGCGCTAAGACAAAGCAGCAATTAGAGGAACTGATTAACTATGGCGAATAAAGAAGACGAGATTATATCAATGCTTATTCTAGAGGGAGCTTTAGAAATAGGAGCATTAGATGCCGAAACTGGAGAGTTCCTATATACCATTACTCCAAAAATGAAGGATGTAATGCCAGAGTTGTATGAGGAGCACATTCGTTTTGTTAATAAAGATATCCTAAATTTATGGGAAAAAGGGTTTGTAGATATTAACTTTTTAGAAGAAGATCCAGTGGTTAAGGTATCTAAAAAAGCCTTTAATAAAGAGGCTGTATCCCAACTATCCAAACAGGAATCTTGGGCATTGACGGAAGTTAAAAGACTACTTTTAAAGTAAAGTCTGATATAATCGGTATATGATAAAAGAAGGCGACTTTGTTATGGGCATGACATCCGAAGGGATGATTCATGGAGTTGTAGAGCATATAATGATTGAAGGTGGAACCTATGGTGTTCCTGGAACAGAGTATGCGATTGAATCAATGCCCCCAGATAACCCAGCAATGGCTGTTAGAATCTATAAAGAAGATGATGGCAAGTGGGAACCAACTGCCTACAGCATTGGAATGATGTATCAAGATGCAAAGATTGCAGACATAAATAATCACACTATGGAAAATGAAAACGAAGAAATGGATTCAGAGGTAGCTATGGCAATGTATGATTCTTCAATTGGAAAAGCAAAGAAGCCTAATTATCAAGATATGATTAAGCCACGCAGAGGTGGATCAAAACCTGCAGACTCACAGCTTTATGCAAGAGTTGTTCAGGCAGCTAAAGATAAGTTTGATGTATACCCTTCTGCAGTTGCAAATGCTTGGGTAGTTCAAGAGTATAAGCGCAGAGGTGGCACATATAAGTCTGACTCAGTTAGCAAGAGTAGTGTTTGGACTGGTAGTTTGTTTGATCCAAAAGGATTTTCAAAATAATGGCTGATACTTATTCTCCAAATGCTGGCATGAAGGCAGCAGCAAGACGTGCTTTAAAATGGAAAGAAGATGGAAAAGCAACTGGAGCAGGTACTCCTGTAGGCTGGGGTAGAGCAACAGATATTGTAAATGGATCTGCTATGTCTCTTAGTACTGTTAAGAGAATGTATTCATTTTTTTCACGCCATGAAGTAGATAAAAAAGGTAAAGGTTTTTATGATGGTCCAGAGTTTCCATCTAACGGTAGAATTATGTGGGATGCCTGGGGCGGAGACGCAGGGTTTTCATGGTCCAGAGCAATCGTAGAACGTGAAAAGAAGTTTTGGTCAGGAAGTTCATTTAGTTTTAACAAGGGGTAGCATGCTATATTTTATAGTTATAGGCTTGACATTGCTATCATCATGGGCTATAATTAATTTAATAGCTAAAAGAAAAAGAAAAAAATATGCTCAGGTTTTATATAGACAAAGTGATCTACATAAAGTAATGAAAAGATTTTTTTCTTATCCTTTAGAAGATAAAGAAAAACCTCTTACGCAATCAGAAAAGCGTAATAGTAAAGACAAGATTAATGTTTTAGTTATAGATGAAGAAGCTTATTGGGTTTCCGATAACACATTCTTTATTGCTAAAGCCGAAGATGGAGAGGTTATGTTGGAAACAGCAAAGCCTATTAATACCAAAGATATGTCTAAAAAAGATATTGATAAGATGTTGTTTATATTAGACAACTTACAGGGAAGAGATGCAAATGATAGTGGTAGTTCAGGGAACGAACGATTTTGATGATTATCAAGTCTTTCTTCGTGCAATGAGCGTTGCCTTATCGAGCATGAGAAAAGAAGATACAGACTTTACAATATACTCAGTTGGGCCAGCAAAGGTTCACGCATTTGTTTCTGAATTTTCTAATCTCTCAGAAAGAGGCATGAAGGCAAGAGGTCGTAAGATTAAATTTTACAAAGCTCCAACAAATTGGGTAGAAGAAAATATATCTTATGTAAACTATTTTGCATTCTTGAGTAATCCAAAGCAACCAACTTCAAAATTATTTGAGGTTGCAGAATTAAACAATGTCGAAGTGGGAATCTTTAGACACTAAAGGGGAGCAGTATGTTAGTACAAGATCTTAAAATGATGGAAAAAATCGTTGCCAATAACCGTGAATTAAAATGGGAAGGCTGGGATGTTCTAGAACTTAAAAAAACAAACATTGCTAGAACAGATGTTAACGGTGTGAGAATTAATAACCAGTGGTACATAAAGACTGCTTTTGTTCCTAATCGTATGGGGTGGGAGATTCCAAGTAAGTACAAGGTGTAGGCATGAAGCAGCATTTATGGAAAGACGATGCTCCATGTCGTGATTTTAATACAAATTTATTTTTTGAAGAGTATGAAGATAATTTAAGTAATAGATTAAAGATTGATGGGATCTGTACTGCATGCCCTATGGTTAAGCAATGCTTTGCTGTTGGCATTTCAGGTAAAGAATGGGGTGTCTGGGGTGGTGTATACTTAGAAAATGGAGAAATTTCAAGAGAGTTCAACAATCATAAATCAAAAAGTGATTGGGCAGACATGTGGCAGAAAATGACAACGGATTAAAAAATGTATACAAATGAAATGCGAAGAGCTTTTCATCAAGTAACACCTCCAAAAGGATTTAAGGTGGACTTGATTGACAACGAACACTTCCTAACAATAAAGTTAGATGAAAGAAAGTTTGTTAATTTAGTTCATGATGAAAAGATTGCTGCATTACAATATGTAGTTCAATTAAAACACGCTCTAGAACTAGAGGGTGCAATTGTTTTAGTGACTAGGGAAGCCTTAAAATGAAAATTGCGATTGTTATACTAAGTATCTTGTCTATTTCTTTTGCTGTTGCTTATACTGCAACACTAAGTGCTTTGATAAAAGCAAATAATATATTAACAAAAACTATCATTGATAAGTTTATCTTACAAGAATATATTGATACTGTTCAATCTGGTAAAGATATAAAGACCGATGAAGAAATTCATCAAGAAAGTTTTTTAAATTTTATTTCTGAGTCAAGAGATTGGGCATTTGAGTATATAGAAAATGTTCAGGCTGCTTTAAATAAGTTTGTTGCTGAAACCGATCCTTCTATTGAGTATTTTGAAAAGTATGGAGATGTAGTTGCAGGTCCAAACAATGAAATTTTAAAAAAGATTTCTGTTTCATATAAAGAATTAAAGAATGTGTTACCAAAGGATCAAGATGTTTAAGCTAAAAGATCCAAGAAAACTAACTCTTTCTGCATTTCAAATTTGTGAAGAAGAAAAATGTAAAGAAGAATCTACTAAGATTTGGACTAACAGTGAAATCAGAATACTAGATCTTTGTGATAAACATTATGATGAATTAGAATCGGAGAACTTTTAAATGAAAGATGTTCTACTATCAACACTAACAGGTTTTGGATGCGGGATCGTGTTTGCTGCATTCAAATTGCCAGTACCAGCACCACCAGTTTTTGCGGGAGTCGCAGGAATTATTGGTCTTTGGATTGGCTTCACAATACTAACACGAGTTATATCCTAGGAGGAATAATGAATACAACACAACTAAAGGCACTACTTGCCTCATACGGAAGATCAGTCCTGGCATCAGGCCTTGCCCTATATATGGCAGGAGTAACAGATCCAAAGGATCTATGGACTGCTCTAGTAGCAGCACTTGCGCCAGTGGCAATCAGAGCAATTAATCCAAACGACAAGGCTTTTGGTGTACTGCCAGATGCTAAGGCCGTAGAAGAGGCTTTAAAGGCTGCTAAGGCACCTGCAAAGCGAGTTGCTAAGAAGGCAGCAGCTCCAAAGAAGTAGTCTCTACTTACAGATCAGCCAGTCTAGAGATAGGCTGGCTTTTTTGTTACCCGTTTATTATTTCTAGGTATTTATCTTTAAGGTTTTCAACAGAGAAATGACTAAACCCTAAATTAATAGCCTGTTGTTTACTATCTATCTTATTAGAGTTCTTAACATAATCATCAATAAGACTAGCAAACTTATCAAGGTTTGGAGAATAAAGATCAACCATTGTTTTAGTTTTAAATGATCCTATTTTTTCTGAGGGGATAAGCCATTGACTTGGAAGAATAAGATTGTTAGGAGATATATCTGTCATAAATACAGGTAGTCCACTAATCAATGCTTCATTCATTGGCAAGCATAATCCAGCATACCTTCTTGGTAAAATCATAGCATCATAACCAGAATAAAGATCTTCTCTGTTTTTAACGTTATCAGTATCAATAGTTATTCTTGAATCTTTAACTTTAATATTTAGATCTGTTTGTGTTTTAATTACTAACTCAAAATCAGCTTTAGATTTTGTCATCATTTCTAGTACAGACTCTGTACCATTTCTATCTCTAGCAGCTTTCTTTCCACCAATGTGAAGAATTCTATTATGAGTTTTAGATAAGTTATTTGATCTAGGATTATCAAAGATTGATGTAGTTGTTGGTGGCGGTAAATAAATAACTTTAGTCTTGTCCCCAAACATTTTTTGAACTACTTCAATATTCCATAAACTTGGTGATAGCAAAACATCTGGAAGTGTTATGCTTGAATTGTTTAGATGATCAAATAGTTCATAGTTATATTGTAATATTGTTTTGACATTATGCTTCTTAGCTAAGTCTACAAAGTTAAAACTGTAAAATGTTTCACAGCTTAACACTACATCAATGTCTTGTATGAACCGAGTGTACTCTTTCATTGTTGGCATTCCTGCAGAGGTTGTTCTGTAGTTGTATCCTTCATACCATTCTGGATGTTGTTGATTACCATTAAAGTGTGTTGAATCAATTAGTAGTATCTTGTCTGGGTTAAGCATGTTAACAAGTTCTCTTGTTTGATTACCTAGTCCAGTGTTATCTGATCTTGCTATGATTCCTAGTCTCATGAGTCCATCTCTTTGTATAGTTGTTTTAATCCTTTTAGTGTTCCAATGTCCATATATTTTCCACCAGGATTTACGGATCTAATATCAAGATTCATGTCTATCCAGTCTTGTATCTGTTTTCCTGGATGCTCTAATAGTGGATCGATGTATCTGATAAGATTTTTACGAAACAGCATTGTTCCCCACATGTCTGTATATTCACAATCAGAGACTTTATCTCTAGATGAAATAACTTTACCATTAGATACTAAGACCTGTCCAACTCTACCCTTAAGTTCTGGATCACAACTCCAAGTTCCAAGAACTAAGTCGCCAGCAGTATCCATCATTTCTTTATAGATATTAGTTTTACAGTCAAGAATATAAGTGTCTGGCATTCCAATTAAAACGGTATCGTTATAGTTTCCAACCATAAACTTAACAGCATCAGACATAGTTGAAGGTTCACGAACAACTAACTTTATATCCATGTTCATGTTTTGAATAATAGGAACCCATTCAGCCCTTGTTGAAACTCTAACTTCATCACATACCTCAAGCATTTGATTAACATGCCATTGAAGTATAGATTCTTTTTCTGAAACTGGAAGGCAAAACTTTGGGATACCACCTATTCTAGATGCTTTCCCAGATGCTGGTAAGATTCCTATTGTAGCCATCAGTCTAAACCATATTGTTTCTTTAAGGTTGGTATGTCATTTACGGGCCAGTAGTCTAAAGATTTTGTAGGATCATTAAAGGGATACTTATATTCTCCCCAACCTTCTCTTGTTCTATCCCCGCCCCATTTAGATTTAAAATAACCGTGAACACCTTCAAACTTTACCTGTAGTCCATCTATGGTTGCGCCACCATCTACTTGACATGAAGCGTCAACTTCTGCTGTTGAAGCACTAATTCTCATTACATAACTTATTGGGGTATTAGAATGTACAAATTGACTACGCCAAGATACTACAAGATCTGATTCAGGATTAGTCATAGACTGCTCTTCAAGTAATCTACACCTATGATCCCAATCACAGTCATCAAAATTATAGGGATAAAAGTTTTCATCAAAATATCCAATAGCTGAAACTAATTTTTTATTTATTCCACAAAGATGCCACCCGTGCTGTGTTCTAAACATTACACCCTTAAAATCATTGAGCATATCAATGATATGTGAGAAAGGTTTATTAAATAGCATTGAAGATGAAACAACAAATGTCCAATCATGATTCTTTTTTAATGCTATGTTCCATGCTCTTGATAAACCAATATTTTCTGATTGATATTCTACCTGAAAACCATACTTTTTTTCAAATACTTCGCACTCTCTGTTACCGCTATTGTCTATCAACAAAACATTTTTATCTTGTATAGACTCCATACATTTATATACTCTTTCTGTTACTCTATAAATAGGTATACAAATTAAATAATCAATCTCAGTATCTGTTTGCATAAATGTACCCCCCTCTTTCAGGACTACCCAAGATATCAATTCCAAATTGTTTTGAAAGCTTTTCAACCATTTGACCAAACTTTCCATCAAAAGATTTATCAAATTCAAGGACTAATATTTTTATTTTTGCTAAAGTTTTTGCGGGAGTATTTAGAATAAGATCAAACTCTGCACCCTCTATATCAATCTTCATAACATCAACCTCTTTAATCTTATAAGTTGAGAATAAATTTTCCATAGTTATTGCTAATACTTCTGACTTATCATTTTTTTCTAGATCTACAATGCTGCTATTACCACCACGATTACTAATTGAAACCATTTTCTTTTCATGCCAGATAGCGTTATTAATTACAGTAATATTTTCAGTAACATTATTTTTTATATTTTGATTAAGCAAGTGTAAATTGTTTGGCTCTGGCTCTACAGCATATATTTTAATTTTTTTATCACCTTCTCTATTTTTATTAAAATTATCTACAAAGAGGCTAACTGCTCCAATATTTGCACCAATATCAACAAAAACTCCACCGTCAGTAAACTGATAATCGTGTATTCTGTATACATTTTCTATCCATGTTTCGTTAACTACCTTAAAATCAAGGTTGTGATCGAAGCTAGGATCTTCTGCGTTCTCTCTTATTTCAAAACTATACTCTTCATGATTTAGAATAGATGTCATAGACTTAACTCTTTTAATATTTGTTGCCATCTATTTTTATAAGTATAATTAGACTTAACTAATTCATGTCCTGCTTTTCTAATCTCTTCACGCTCTTCATCATGCTCTATGTAGTAATCAATTAATTCTTTTAGTTGTTCAAAGTTACCGTACTCGTAAAATACTAAATGTTTTTTGTCTTCAAACTCTCTTTCCATACCCTTTACGTATGGGTGAATCATAAAACCACCACGCCCTAAAGTTTCATAAACACGATCAGACCAATAATCTGGGTAATCAAAGTTTATACAAAGAGTGTCACCAACAACAACTTTTGTAGACCAGTAAAGTTTATTGAGTGTTAGTCCACGAATTGATGGTAATCCACCACTTCCATACTGTTTAAAGTTGTTTTTGTAGTTATCCTCAAGCCAGTTAATAAGCTTAGGCCTATAGCTCCACTCTTGGTGATATTTTTTACTACCAACAAATATAACTTGGTTGTCTAAGTTTGACTGCTTATAAATACATTCTTTATCATAAACTCCAGCAGGTACGTAATGACCAACTACACTTGTTTTTTCATTAAACCATTCAGACATCTTGCTATCTACTGTGAAGAAATGCCCAATGTGTCTATATACTGGGTGAGTGTCTAGATCCTTTTGTCTTTGTAGTCCAAACCAAAGATCAAGATGATAGGTCATTGTTGGGACATTATATTCTTTAAGTGTTAACAACACCTTGTCCATTTCAAACTTTCCAGGAGTCTTCCACCCGTGTGTATGAATCCATATAAAAAGATCTGAGTCAACAGAAAGCTTTAATATGTCTTCGCTTTTAGCTTCTGTTTCCTGTAATCTTATGACTTTGTGCCCCAAAGATTCCAGGGTATTGGCATGATGACTCTCACTAGTATAGTCAACACGAAAGTTACCAAGAAAAACTATTTTTGACATTGCCACCCTATCTTATTTGTTCTTAATATTATATCATGCCTAATATGTTATACTATTATAAAAGGTATGGGGAATATGAATTTTATATATATATGTCGTATTGGTGAAAATGAAGAGCTAAGGTATTCTATTAGGTCAGTGCTTAATAGCTTCCCAGAAGCCAGTATATGGGTTATAGGCGGTAAGCCAGACTGGTACGTTGGAAATTATATATATGTTGACCAAAATAATAGTAAATATCATAATGCCATGTCTAATCTTAATGCCCTATGTAATTCAGATTTAACCCCTGAAGAATTCTTTCTAATGAATGATGACTTCTTTATATTACAAAAGATAGATAAAATAGATACTCTTCATGGAGGTTTGTTGTCTGAAAAGATTAGTAGATATCAACAAATAGCAAGGTCTTCATCCTACATTAGAAAATTGTTCTCAACTAACGACAGACTAAAGAAAAATAACATACCAGATCCTTTAGACTATGAACTCCATGTTCCGATGCACATGGAAAAACAAAAGCTAAAGAAAATTATAGATCAATACCCAGAACTTTTATGGAGATCTATGTACGGTAATACTTTTAGTGTTGGTGGAATTGAATACCAAGACGTAAAGGTATACGGCAGCCATGTTATTAGATCTGAAAGAAAGGGAATAGACTATGCTAAAGATATATTTTTATCTACAGATGACATTTCTTTTAAAAAGATAGTGTTGCCAGAATTTCAAAGTATGTTTAGTGCTAAAAGCACTTTAGAGAAATAAACTAAGATTCTTCTTTATCTTTCTTAAAGAATCTTTTAAACCATCTTTCTATTTTTTGTTCCATCTTTCCACCAGCAGTCTCGTTTTTATAGTAATCACTCTGAAAATAAGGTGAAGCAAAGGTTTTAGCAAAATGGTTTCGTCCCATTCCTAAATTATACCACTATAACTTGAGCCTCTACTAGCTTATCGTAGATGTTAGACATCATAAAACCAAGACTCATTTGACTTTGTGCTATGCTTTCATTAGCCTTTTCTTCGCTCATACCGTTGTCTAAACAGAATTGTTTATTGTCTGTATTGATTGATTCCATCATAATTGCTACTGCATCTTCTTTGTTCATAGTTATATTATATACCTTTCATTGTTAAATAGTCAAACCCATTGGCTTAACTTAGAGCGAGTGACCAGAATCGAACTGGCACTACCAACTTGGAAGGATGGTGCACTACCATTATGCAACACTCGCTTAGCTGGGGATGCTGGATTCGAACCAGCGACCTAGAAGTTAACAGCTTCCCGCTCTGCCTGCTGAGCTAATCCCCATTCGTACACCAGATAGGACTTGAACCTATGATAGCCGAATTATGAGTTCGGTGCCTTAACCAACTTGGCTACTGGTGCCTATGTCCCCCTGGCAGGAATCGAACCTGCGACACATGGCTTAGAAGTCCATTGTTCTATCCACTGAACTACAGAGGGGTATCGTGTTCTTTAGAATGTCTAGACAATGTTTCATGTGCAAAAATACCTTTTCTAACCTCAAGTTCTTTTTTGCAAACGGGACAAATAACTATTCTAGTTATCTTGATCAACTCCATATGTCATCTGAACATAGCATGTAGCCCAACCAGCAACAAACATAGCAATTCCTATAAATATTTCCATTAGTATCCTCCTAAACATAAATTACGAGTATGGTACAAACGATTTTCTGTAATAGTTTTTTTAGTAGGAGCAAAAAGTTTTTCACTACATGCCCCACACATAAAAGACCACTCACGAGCAAAAAAGTCATACTTAGAACCTTTATAGTTTGCGTACTTTTTAGTTACAAACTCTAAAAAATCATCAGGCATGTCGTATCTCATATACTAAGTATACTCTTTCTAAGATAAAAAGTCAATATTAGTTGGCAATAGGTATCTGACTTCATCAATTATGTCATGTTTTAAGGCGGTATTAATCATTTCACTAGCATAACCTTCATTAGGCTCAGCTGAAAAATACACTACATAGTAAGCACCAATGTCTACAGTTTGTATTAAGGCACCATTAGCAATAGCTTTTTTAACATTATCTGTTCTCTTAGCTCCTGGCCTTTTGCCATCGCCATCAAGACCACCCTTGGCTTCTACATACTCAACAAGATCATACTTGCTATCATAAGCAACAAAGTCTACTTCACAACCAGCACCCTCAATATAAACATTTGGCTGGATACAATCAAAGCCCCTACTAACCAAATCTTCATATACAAGTTCTTCAAAAGCATCTCCTGACTTTTTTGATTCTGATTGAAAGTTCATTAAACTTCTTTCTTAATAATTGGTTCTAACCTATCCCAATAACCATCTTTATTACCAGTATACACCTGTCCTGTTTCACGGTCAACTAACATCCACTTTGTAGGTGAAAGAGTATGTACTTGTAAATCTACAGGCTCATCCAATTCTTCAAACTCAAAACTATTACGCATTAATCAGGCATGTCCCATTCTTGTGGAATAAGGGCAGGATCTAAAGTTTTAATCCCAAATTTTTCATATGCTGCACGAGCTGAAGCATTGTTTTCTATAGCAAGTGTAGTTACAAATCCAAATTCTTGTGCAACCTGTCCTTTAAACTTATGAGAATCTTGATAGTTACCAGGATTCATAACAAGCCTATCATATTTAATGCTAGCGTTATGTAGTTGAGCAACAGTTTTAATTCTTTCAGAACTGTTTCTGCCAGTTACGATAACCTTGGTATCATAAATACTATTTACATAATCAATGACGTGCTGTATAGGAGTACCGTCCCTTTTTAAAAGGGTATCATCAATATCTATAATTATCAACCTTTTCTCCAATGCATAAATGATTTAACATATACAATACCATAAGCAATAGCAGCAACGATAAACCCATATTGGTCTGTAGCAATGGCATAAGCAATCCATAAGCATTCATTAACACATAGTACCAACCAACCCCAGATAGTCTTTCTACCGACCAGGAAGATGCCTGTAACGCCTATTGCTGCTAATACCCATGACCACATTAGAAATTACCTAAGTGTTGTGCAAGGATATCTTGACGAATTCTTGCAATCTTTGCCTCATGGCTAGAAACCTTTGGCTTATCTGCTAATCTTTTCTTATTCTTTATTGCTCTTTTTACTTTATGCTGTGAAGATTTTACATTTGTTTTTTTCATTCTTGTTCCCCTTTATCATTATCCCAATATGCTTTACCAAATTCATCATAGTCATCCCATGCTGATCCTTTTAAGAATTCTTTGTCATCAGAAAAATCAACTTCATAAAAGGTCCCCCACCAACGATATGGTTTGTTTAAAATTCTCCATACTTTTGCACGGTACTTATATTTAAATCCCCAATTAGCATTTTCATCTAAGTCTACAGCTTTAATAAGACTCCTAGTAGCAATAGCACCACACCAATTGGCAATCCAACGAAGTGGAACTATCTTAGTATTCTCAATCTTCGTGGTTATCATCTTTTTCCCACACCAATCTGCCATCTTTATAGACAGGCCAATAGCCGAGAGATTTCCAGTCCATACGAAATATGCTTGATTCTTTCATTCGTAATCCTCATCATCATAATCTTCATCTATTTCAATTACGTAGGCAACACTAGATTGTCCTTGATGAAAAGAAGGTGGGTCTTGCCATATACCCCAAGATAATTCATTATCCGATAGCGATTCCGATACTAGGTCTCCACCCCATTGGGATGCATAAGTTGTTGTCATACTCTAAGTATAGCGGATAGAATGGTTTAAGTCAAATACAGACTAGGCATTAGGATTAATTAGAGATTTTTTACCAGCAATAAGATCTTCAATAAGAGCACATACTACAGCATACTCTTCTTCAAAGATTTTTTGTGATCTACCAGCACCAACGCCAATAATCTTTCCTTCTTTTTCTGCTGCCTCTTTAACGCCTTTTTCTGAATCATAATTCAATACTGTACATTGGAACCATTTTGCAATATATCCATCTTTATCAATAATATATTTTTCAAAGTTTCCACCTTGCTCAGATCCACCAGTATCCATGTTTAACCAGTGTGAGTAGTATTCTTTTTTATTTACAATTCCTAATTCTTTTTCTTTAGCTGCCATCGTAATCATTTGATCTGAAACTTCTTTGTAAAGATCATGAGTTTCTTTTCTTGGTTGACCCAATCCATTTACTGTTGCATCTCCGTTGTGAGGACTAATTTCATTAACAGAAATATTTGGATTTGATGCTACCATCTCTGAAAATTGAAAAGTAGTTCCATAAACATCTCTACCATATTCCTGTGAGTCTAAACCACAAGTGATACCCTGTGACCACTTACCATGAGTAATTCCTGGACCGCAGTAGTCGTTAGTAGGAATGGCAATAACTTGGAAGTCATCTCCGCCATACTTATCTTGAAGCCACTGTAGGATTTCCATCTGGTTAGCGTTACCGCAACCAACTGTAGTGTTTACTAATAGACCAACCTTGCCTTTAAATTGATCTAAGAAATTTGGGGCTTCATCAGCCGAGTTAAGCGGGATATCGTAAATTGATTTCATATTCTGTATTATACACTATTTTTAAAATTCGGCGGAAAATAGAGGGTAACAAACCTTCCCCTGCCCTACACGGGCACTATTGGTTAGCATCCATCTCAGGCTTCCAAATAATAAGACAATTCTTACAAGTAATACCTTCATCCCGCATATACCATTTGTGGTTACAATCTAATTTATAGGTATGAGTCTTATAACCTTTTTTCTTGGTTTGCTCTCTAAATTTTCCTGCTGGATCATGGACATGGCAAAAACCACTGGTTCTCCATGCTTCTACTAAGATTGGGCATGGTCTTTTCTTCTTCGTAATGGCGTTGCACTTACTCATGGCTGGTGCCTTTTTCTCATTGGTTTTTTTAGAAAGCTGTCTAAGCTTTTTGAGCTCTCTCTTTCTAGCTGGTGTTAAGATATTTCCAGCACTGTCGTATTTTACAGTATTGTATTTATTACTTTTTGTTCTGACTTGTCTAATTGTCATCAAGTATCCTATAAGTTTTAGAAATTTTAAGTAGACAGTTTATACTCATGTCTAGGAGATATTTTTATTCTATTTCTACTTCTTCAAAAGGGTCAAATGCTTCAAACCCTTCAGGATCATGCTTTTTTACTATATCTCTGATTTCTTGGATACTAACTTCAGTCATGCCACCTGAGTGCTCAGGCCAGTACGCTGCTGTTAGTATATCTTTTGTCATTGTTGTCATGTATTTCTCCTTTTCAATCTAAGTGTATCAAATTTAAAAGGGTATGTCAAGCACCCTATTTATGCGGGGAAGTCAAGAGATACTTACTTCTAAGTTCTAGCCAAGTATTAAGATCATGAGGATAGTCAAAGTCTTCAGTCCAATCATTTATATTTATATAAGCAAACCTATGCTCAGGTACAAATATGTCTCTTGTTTTCTTAACACCTAGTAGGTATCGCAATAGGGTCCATCCTGCTGGTAGTGGAGTATCTTGAACAACACGCCTAAATATAATATTTTTTAAAGTTTGTAGCATTACCTTATTAAAGTAACCAGCAAAGGAGAAAGCAAAAATCTCTCCCCAAGGCTTTCCAGTTATCTCAGACTTCTTGTCACGTAGGAAAAAGCACCATTTTCTGTTATTGGTAGCAATTATTTCCACTGCCTCATCTGTAAAATAGACATCACCATAGACAATTATAGTCCTATCATCAGACCATTGTTCATGAGAAGAAAGAAACTTGTCCATGTCCTTATGCTTTTTACTTTTTTTAGCAATGTAGGATGAAGTTCCAGGTATATCAGGTAAGCCACCATCAGATACTATAACAATATCATCTGTATATTTAAGGAATTGCCTTACAGTTCTTTCAACTAAGACTTCACCTTCAATAACAACCATATGCTTGGTAACATTTTTATTATTATTCCATCTTGAGCCTTCACCAGCACATAAGATTAACACTCTCATAAATTATTTTTCAGATATGATCTCAACTGTAGGTTTATCTTTTTCAGGAGAATTTGCGGGGTAAAAGAAAACAACTCCCGTTAACGCTATAACAAGTATAAGAGCTAAAACACTTATAGGTCTGTAGTCATTCATGATGATAGCCCCATTCTAAGATGATTCTTACATACGCCAGAAACAGAATATACTAGGTCTTCTACCACAATGTCATTATACTCTGCTGGCTTATCGCAGTAATAACATTGTTCGGTTAAGATTTCCATATATCCATGATACCACACAGCCAGAGGTTTGAATACCCTGACAAATTAGGTAAAGGCTAAGGTTTGTTAAGTAAAGGCTAAGGTTTTAATGGCATTACAGCATCACAAGGACAGATAATAGACTCTGGAAGGTCATGAACCTTGGTTGTAATGACAATAGATGTAGCACATTCTGGACACTTATATGTATTTTTCATATAGCTATCATACCATGATTGGGGAAAAGATTTGCTCTATCGTAATGTTTATTTAGGAGTTATCCACAGGTTATAGGCATGGTTTGATAAAGTTATCCACAGGTTTATCCACAGATAGATCTTACTGATATTTTTTAGATTTATCTTTGAGTGGAGGAAAAGGGAGGGAAGTGGAGTATGGAGCATTTAGACAGAAGGGTTCGTAATGTCCAAGACGTTCAAACCCCCTACCACAAAACCTTTCCTTTGTCAAACCTTTACTTCCAAGCTGTGGAGTATACCATTCAAACCTCTATTTGTCAAACCTTTATAGCTAAAAAACCCTATACAAATCTGCTCGAAATGTCCAATTAATTAATAAAAAGAATATAAAGGTTTTATAAATATCTAGAAACCAGGGAAAAAGGTTTGTTATTCGTAATGTGTTTTATAGTGTAGGGTTTGGTATATCTTTTGATCCCCCGCTGCGGGATGTGTAGCTATCCTAGGAGTCATTTCTGGGGCGGGGGATAAATAAGAGAGTTCGTAATGTCAGTAGTATAAGATACAATACAAAACCTTTATAGCTGGTTTGAAGGTTTGTCTATGATTGGGGAAAATTATTTGTTCATCGTAATAAAGTTCTGGGAAAAATAAAATTGGGTTCGTAATAAGGTTTTAAGGTTTGATGGTTTGATAAATTTGCAAAAAAAATCCCGGGGTGCCCCGAAGGGCCACACCCAGGCAGCTAAAAATTATTGGTGTGGAATACTTTCTATCAGATGATCAAGATCTTCAAACCCTGTATCATCAACGTCCATCTCTGCTAATAATAATTCCCATGTTTCTTCGACATAACGTTGCCCATCAACCTTAGCCATTACTAAACCTTCGGAATGGAAGTATGCTATTGGAAAACCTATATCGTTGAACTCAATAAATTCTTTATACTCTTCTTCATACCTTACAGCAAAATCTTTTAAGATGTCACATTTAAGATAAAAGTCTGTCATGGTCATATCCTATTCTCTCTTGTTCCATTATATCATCTTGGAATTGTGCTGACTCTAATACTTCTAGTGACCGCTTAAATAATAGAAGTGGTATTGCCTTTGCTAGGTAGTATCCTACCTTTTCTAGATCAAGAGTAAAGTCTGATAACAATACCGAGATTTTTTGAGCAACCTTTTCCTCTTTGGTGGTATGGGTACTACGACTAATTCGATACATGTTTTCCTCTCCTGTCCATTATAGCAAATAAAAGAGAGAGGCGCAAGTTCACCACAAGCATGCGCCCCTCATCTTTATATTAGCGAGAGGTGACCCGTTCCCCTTGCTTTAGGGCAGTAAGACTGGTATTATCGACAAACTTACCATTCTTACGAAGTACAAGACGTTGAGACTTACCGTAACGGGTATCCCATGTTTCTAGGTACGGGATTGTTTTTGCTTTTGATTTCTTAGCCATTTGTTTCTCCTTAGTTAGTTAGTGATAGATGAGGTGCATATGCATTAATAAATGCGTTAAATTCAACTGGGTGGATATCAGTAACAGTATTATTAACAAAGTCAACAACAATGCTTTGCTCGCCAAGGTCCCATGACTCATTGTTAATTGCATAGATTCCAAAACCGTGCTCGTCTAGAACACTGTCTTGAATAAGATAACTAATCATCATGCGGGTGGCATATGAAGAGTCTGACCAACGGGCCCTTGAATGTGTTAGGGCTGCAGCGATATCAGGTTGCCAGTCTGTCTGGCCCCAATGACTATATAGTACTACACTAGGCCCTGACTCTGAGTCTTTAAATATAAAGTTAATACGTGCTCCCATTAGTTCTCCTCATCATAACATCCGCAGCATTCTGTGCAGATCTGTTCGTCATCTTTGTAGCAGTTAGGGCACATGTACTCTGACATATTCATATCAGGGTCCTTGCACCATTCACATATGGCAACGCATAGTTCGTCGAATGTATACTCAGATAATCGCTTATCTAATCTATTCGTCGTCATCTTCATCGTATGGGTCTGAGATGTATTCTTTCTCCAACATCCACTCCCTGATATCCTCGTGAAGTGACTCCGAACCAAACTCCATAGAGAAACCCATGCCGTTTTCTACAGCCTCACATAGGTGCCCCCACATTTGCTCCTCTGTTACATTTACTTTATACTCAGCGTCGCCTAAAATACTTTTAACAACATCCCATGTCCATAGCCATACTAAGGACGGAAAGAGGTCCGTGGATTCTAGAAGGGATATACATTGGTTTAGTTTATCTTTATCAGTCGGATTCATAGTGGTCAATATCCCCTTCGAAATCAATAACTACCTTAGTAATTGTGCCTTCCTCGTCTGTATGAACATAGACAGGATATAGTCCGTCACCAAGTCCAGTACTGAATACCACAGCAGTAGCAGTTTCTAATTGCCCATAGTTCTTAGTAAGAGTAGTAGCGCTAGCACCCTGATATGAGTACTGGCCTACTTTGCCTTCGAGATTCCATTCTTTAGTTTTGTCATCATCCCAGTTATCAAGGTAGGCAGGGTCGCCAACCATTGCTTGCCCTGAGTCAATTGCTATCATGCCAGCGTAGTGTAGGTCTAGGTCTAGTGTTATTTTTTTGGTCATACTACAATTTTACTCCTCATCCTCATCATTGTCAAGTTCATCATCTGCTGGGATAACTAAAGCTTGAACATCATTTACCCAAGGCCGTTCAGTAATAAAATATCCAATCCGATTAACAAAACTATAACCAGACCAGATATACGTGCCTCCATCATCACCATCCCCATAAGTCCAAATAACGTTATCATTGGCCCCCTGTATAAAAGTTAGTTCATCTCCATATGTTTCAAACATATAGCCATACTCTCCATCGCTAAATGAAGCATTCTCGTCTATATGATTAGGTATTGGCTTGTAGGTATCAAACCATTCATCATAGTCCATTTCAATTAGGATACTCATACTTTACCCTCAATGTTAATAGACTCACACTCTTTACAGGTGGCTTCCTCTGGTTCATGATACTCTTTATAGATTACATCTATCATCTCACCGCTTTCGTCATACTCGGCTTCGTTGTAACTGTTCTCACAGTAAGTAAAGAATTTAGTGTTACCACAATCTAAACACTTAGGCATTATATTTCTCCTCAATATTTTTACGGTCAATACTTAAATTATACGTTAGGCAGTACATATCTGTCAAGGCCTGTAGGTACCCCTGATGATAATCATCTGATTCATCATACTCATCTTCTTCTAATGGGTCCCCGTTTTTAGCAGCCTCCCATATTTGTTCAGTAATAAGCATTAGATTCTTTAGTTCACCATGCATGATATCAATTAATGGAATAGAGATATCTTCTAATGCCTTAGTTAAATGGTCAGGTATAAAAGGATACTTATCGCTCATTGATATACTCCAAGTAATGATTAGATACGTTGATAGCACCTTCTAAGGCAACTCTATCATTAGCCCAACGACCAGAGTTTTTAATTGTCTCTAAGTCTTGTTCCATTGATACCTTATGTATGTTTATATACTCAGTTATTGTTTTTAGGTCCATATACTAATTATAGGGGTTTGAATTGATTTTTACAAGCGGCGTAGGTGTGATACTGGTCACATCACTATGGTGTGAGGCAAAGATAGAACCTGGTAGGACATGTGTGTTTAATTTAATAATGGCCTGGTGAGGGCACGGACAAATCGGGGTAGCAATATATTCATCTTTCCAATAAGTAGTAAACTCCATAAGAGTATCACACTCAGTACAAAGAAACTCATGCTTAGTCCAGTGGTTTGAAAACATTAGTCAAAGTACCCTTCTGCCCATAGGCCTTGTAAGAATTCGTGAGCGGTAACTAAATAATTATGAATAGCAGGATTCTCATCAGCATTGATTAACAGATCAGCAGAGCCAACTCCATAAATCATATTATCTAAATCTTCTTTAGTATAGCCAAGCATAATTCTCCTTGTGGTTTGTGGTATATATTAATTATAGCGCAGGGGTCTGACAAATGCAAGGTTTGGGGAAATGGTTAACTCTATCGTAATTAGAAATTGGGAAAAATGTCATCTTACCGTAATAAGGTTTGTAAGAAAATGTTATAAAAATATCAATCCCGGGCTCTTGCGATCTGTATCGGACTTGAACCGACGACCTCTACCGTGACAGGGTAGCGCTCTAACCAACTGAGCTAACAGACCTAATGGTGAGCAGTTTGAAATCATGCTCAGGATTTTTTGTTAGGCTAACGCCATAACATTTTGAACAACTTTTAGCAAACGATTTTTTTCTGCGTTGATAGCAGGATCAAATCCACTTGCGCTTGCGAGCATAGATTCGTTATTACCACCACGAGCAGAACGATACCAGTCAAGGCGTTCGGTAAGAGCGTTAAACGCACCCCACGCATTACCAGCAATCATTCCATTAAACTCACCAGTGTAAATATCATTGACCATGCCAACTTTATTTTCCCACTTTTTGATTGAGCCCTTAGAATCCTTGTCGGGCTTAGGATAAGCAGCAAGAATGATGTCATTGAATGACTTAGCATTGACTTCTTTTTCGATCATAGCCTTAGCCATGATGTCGAATTCGTCCATATACTTGTTAGCCATGCCAAGAGTTTCACGAGCAATTTGTACTTTGCCGTTAGCAGTTTGAGTATGGCGAATCTTGAAAGATTGCTTGACACCATTCTTTTTCTTGATTGAACCAAGAGCAAGGTTGAGAGTGTTAGCGCATACAACACGAACTGGCGTGATACTTGCTTGAATAGCAATCGAGCCGTCATGTGATGTGTTGATGAGCAAATAAGTTTTAACCTTATCGGCAACACCATTAGGGTCAAGAATTGTTTCACGCTCTAGTGCTAACGCACCGAATACGACACGACCACCCTTGATTGAGCCAGCAGTTTCCCAACGACCACCGCCGTCTAGGATATTGTCACCGAATGAGAATAGATCCTCATTTTGTAACGGGTGATAACGTTCGCCAACGATACCAAGAATATCGGTTTGAGTGTTATCTGTGGGATTAGTTCGCAAGACATATTGGTACGCCTTGTCGCTTGCTAGATGTGCTGGGGTTTCCAAATCCTCAAGACGAACATTCCACCCATTAAGGTTAGCAGCAGCCAACATTTCTGATGTGGTTTTTTCCTCTGTGAATACAGTACCCAATCCATGCCAAGCGGGTTCACGGAAAGAAGCGAATGAAGCCTTGCCGTTTTGTGTTTCGATGTCATGTGCCATGAGTTTATTTCCTTTTCTGTTGTTGAATCTTAAGTATAGCAGGATAGACTGACAAATACAACCTAGGACAGTTAAGCATGGACAATCTGGACATTTTTCTAGGTGATCTTAATCACAGCTTATAAACTTGACAAATCAAAAATGTTTGCCCCGGGATTTGTGAAGCAGTTTAAGGACGTGCTCAGGTCCATTAGTAGCCCCCTACTAAATATCTATGCGGTCAATCGTTCCCGAAAGATATGTGATTGGTTCGTCATATGAAATAGAATCAAGATCAAGATCATGAATTGCGTTCATGGCCTCTTCTAAATTCTTAGCGTTGACTGTCATTGAATATTGAACTGATACTTCTAATTCAAATTCTTGTGTTAATTCAAAACCAGCAATATCGGCAATCTCTTGCGCTTCTGCTTCATTGATTGAAGCCTCTTCCAATGCGTTCATAGTCCATTTGTGAAGGTCATCCCGTAGTTTTTGTAGGGTGCCTGCTGTGTCATAGTCACGCTGCGCTAAGCGCTGGGAATGTAGAACTAAATCATTAATTCGCTCCTCTTGCTTAGCGATAGTGGCCTTAAGAAAATCCTCTGTTGCGATTGCTGTTGTATTCATGGGCTATTCCATTTCCTCTGTTAGTTGATTCATTTCTTTCATTGTAGCAATCATGTCTGACATATCTGATTCTGATAAGCAAATAGATGAGACAAGTGTTGCTGTTAGGGCTGATAGTGAGGCACTATATTTAAATAGTAATTGAGCAAACTCATCATTTTCCATATGCTCATGATTTTTAAAAATAAATTGCGCTAAACCCATTAGTTCATGATCGAATAGGGCTTCCTCTGTTGCTTCTTTAATTGCTAGCATTGTGCTAATCATTGGGCTACCTTTCTAAAGTTGTGTGTTGAGCAGTTTAGCATGTCATGCTCAGGACATTATTTAATTGTTTATAGGTATTCGGATACTGCGTTGTAGGTTGAGGTATTTACTGTTTCCTCATCTGTCATCTTTAGAATACGAATTGCGTTTGACAATTCCTTCTTAGACTCACGATAAGTGCTGGCATGAATATACTCGAACTCACGCTCAGGCTCTACTGGCATATCGCTTTCTTTAACTGTTAAGTCAAAGTCAACATTGAGTGTGTTGTTGTATGAGCGATAGTTAGTGCGAAGGTTAAAAGACTTCTTTACATTTGCCATAGCAAACTCAAAGACTTCTGCTTTCCACTTTTCTACTGCTTTGTCATACTTTGCTTCATTAACTGCTTGTGTTGCGTAGTCTGCTTCTAACTTAGCAAGAGAGGCTTCTAGTGCTGTGATGATTTTAAGTGTTGGTACTTTTACATTTATTGCTTTGTTTCTAGCCATGTGTTTCTCGTTTCTGTTTGTGGTGTATTTATATTATAGGGGGTTGGTCTGACATTTTGGTGAGCCTTTTGGTATCTTGCTCAGGATAGTTCACGCCACTTATTTATAGTGCCTGTACGCTAGGCACTTAGTAATTAGATTACTTTGCTGTCCAAGTTGTGTAACGGGTTGTGCCATTTACATCTAACTTTACTCGGACATTACCATTTGCTTGTGGGTCAATGGATACAATCGTTCCTGTAACCTTTGACTTTTGAGTTGTGTAGGTGTCGCCTACATTGTAGAGAGCAGTTGCTACTGTCATTTTGTTTTCCTTTTCTGTTTGGTTGATATTTTAAGTATAACATTTCCTACTGACATTTATCAAATTATTACCTAATAATCTCAATATATGGAATTGTTATTTGGTTATACCTAAGTATGACAGAAAATCTAGGAAATGTCAATTCGTATCGTAAATCGGGGAAGTGATAAATCTCACACTTAATAGGTTTGACAATCATTGGGGTTGGGGGGCCCGGGCCTGCTTTCGCAGGGTATAGCTAATTACTCATCATCCTCAACATAAACATATAGCGAAATTAAATCGTCATGTTTGAAATTAACAATATCTTTTTCACCAAACTCATCAATAAATTCAATTTGGTAATCATCTCCGTTATTAGTATCATTAACTCCAATAACTTCAACAACATCATCCTCAACGCCAATTAAATCATTAAGCATTAGTTGCCCAGGCGTTAGACGATCAGCAAAAATTAATTCCATAGGTTTCATTGTAGCATTCATTTTATTCCTCATCTACTGGATCAATAAACCAATTAAGGTGGTGTTGTTCAATAATAGCCCATGCTGGTGCTTGAGTCAATCCACGCCAGCGTATCTGAAAGTCACCAACCATAGGCATATCAATTACACGCTCATAGTCCTCATCATATGCAGCATCTATTGCTTCAATACAAGGGGCAACCATTTCAACGGGTACTGGTGGATAATGATTACCCTGTAAGTGATAACGCAATTGCGTTTCTAAGTCTAAGGTTGTGTCTGCTAATCCAATTGCTGTTACTGATCCCATTATTTATACCTCTACGCCTTCATTGTTGTAAATAGTTAATTCTTTTATGTCTGCAACATAAACATTATCTTTATCTATTCCATATTTTAATTGGAATTGAAAAACATCAATAGCCTCATCATAGTTTTCTGCTTCTACATCTATGAAAGTGTTAAACTCAAATCTTGCCATTACTTTACTCCTACTGTTCCGTTGCGGTGAAAGGTCTTAGTGAACATCTTACCCGTTGGGTCTGACAAGTTATAGGTAGCGTATTCCTTAGCAGTGCCATGATCAACGCATAGATTCCAAGCATTTACAATTTCCAAGAGGTCTGCTACCTTTAAGGTATTGACCAATTCTCCGTCATACGAAGTGGTGAGTGAGTAGTTATATTCCATTAGTTTCCTTCTTTCGTAGTTGATATTT